GGGCTGTCACCGAGCCATTAAGCGCGGTCTTTTTAAGCCCTAAAAACCCCATGGGAATCGCGCTTCTTGATGTGCAACCACGTGTGCAACCAGCAAACACCTGACATTTTAACCTAGCCTAATATTCATAGGGATTCCGCGCCCTTTCACTCTTCCGATTAAGTAGGGATAGATTCGATTTGCTCCGCACAATCAGGCTCACTCCGTTCGCCGTAATTTTAAGAGTTTGGTTGTTAGTGTGAGTGTGTTTTTCAGTTGGTTTTTAGATTGATTGATTAACGTAGGTTAAGTCTATTTGAGACGATTTGGTTAACGTAGATTAATCGTTAGAGTCTGGTTTTTTCTAGTCTTTGGCTAGTAGATTTTGGCTGGGATTGGTGAGTTCTGATGAGGTTGGCTTTGGTTATATATACGGTTCCGTTTTGCAGAGGGGGCAGTGGCTTGTCGTTTGATGTCAGGTTGGAGCTTTGGAAAGGGGGCAGAGAGTTTTAGAGTCCCCGTTGGTCAGTTTGTCTTAGCGAGTCTTTGCCTGTTGTCTTTCCATTGTAGCGTCCACCCTTTTGCCATCAAGGGCCGACAAGGGGGTCCTTCGGACTGGCGGTGTGCCGACCCTTGACTGCATAGGGACCCGGACGCCTTGTTGTGGGGTAACAGGCAAGGCCAGTGAGCTTGTTGCTTCATCATTACTGGTAAGGAGTTTTTATGTACCAGTTCCCGCCGAATAGTTTAGATTTTAAGAAAGGTTACAGACTAGGAGTTGAGAAGGGCAGACGTATTGAGAGACGATTGTGTTTGGTTCTAGTTATTGGTTTTGTAGTTTTGTTTGAGGTAGTACATTTTGTGGTAGCTCATTGGCTTTGCCGTTCCTAGGCTAACATAAGCCGTTTGCTATAATTGATACGCAGGTGAGCCTGACGACTTGTAAAACGCACGAGTTCGAGTTAATTCTGAGACTGACTCAGCAGGTTATTAACTAAGGCGATAGAGTTATCGGCTTGCAGATTTCGGTGACCGGGAATCCCGAATGCGGTTTAAGGGAATGAGACCCTAAGTTCCTTTTTACTTTGCTTGCCTGCCTGAATTAAGAAGCCCTCTTTATTGAGGGCTTTTAGTTTAGGAGTTTTGTCTCTGTTGGCTTTTCCGTGAATGAAGAGCATGAAGTTTAAGGTGTTTTCGTTTCCAGCGAAAAGTCCATGTGTAATGCTTCTCGGCGTTTCCTTCGTACCACTTCTGAAAGGCTTTGCTCCAAGCGTTCACTTGATGTTCATAAGAACACCCAGTCTTCTTAGCTGTCGTTCCACAATATTGTTTGTTCGGTGATTGTGAGTAGAACCTGTGTTTGCAGTCCTTGCATTTGAGAATATACCTACGTCTGGTCATTTGGTTTCTTGTTTCCGGCAGTCCTAAAGACTGCCTAATTTAATAGTTCTTTCCAAAACTTCTCTGTATCACCACCAATTAAGACTAAATCGAAGTATGCGTGAGCGTGGGCCAACCAGTCTTTTACGGGGACATACTGACCATCAACGACACATGCAGGGCAGCTTCCCCAAATCGGGTCTCCTTGTTCATCGGGTCCTAGATAATCGTTTCCGCTTGAACAGTTACAACCCCACCCCAACGCCTTACCGAGTGCTTGCCAGAATAGGGGGTCTAAAACAATATCTGCTTCTAAATTCTTATCAACATACATCCAAGTTTCATCTCTCCACCCACCTTTTTCTATGGCTAAGGAAATGGCTTTAGCCATAGAGTTGTTTTGCTCGTTCTGCATAAGTATTGGTTTTCTTGTGGCAGGGCTTACATAAAGCTATGCCGTTATTAATGTCGAATCTCAAACGAGGGAAGTAGGCGAATGGATAGATGTGATGAGCCTCCAAGTAAACGCCTTTTTCTCCGCAGTCAAAGCACCGATATCTGTCCTTTTCAAATACTGCCGCTCGCCATGCTCTGTATTGTCTCTTATCTGGATATGGATGGAGTTCGTCACACCGTAGAAGTAGAAGCAGATTCCATGTACGAAGCCGCGACTTTAGCAATAACCAAGTTCAGGACGCACGACATCAGACCGGCAGGAATGGCTCAGCTTGAGGTAGAAATCCGCTCCTCGATTGTTCACACCCTGACGGTAAAGAGACTTGAGGGCTGGTTGAAGGCCGGAGCCAGGTCGCCTAAGGAGATGGCGACTAAGGAAAGGTTACGAGCGCTGCTCTAGGGGTTCGGGTTGTTCCCACACGTTACCTATTACTTCACAGCAACCATCTAATTGACCGGACACATCATTAGCTTGCCAAATCCATTTCGCGTTTTCGAATCTAACAACAGCGTCTTCACCCGCAATATGAATTATATCGTCTTCAAATATTTCGCGTTTGTTCTTGTCTAAGAGTCCTGTGAATTGCATTAACTCATAAGTATTAGTAGCTATCAGTTCATCTTCCTTATCTTCATTGGCGAAAAAAGCATCTCCATGAAAACCAATGTAACCCCAGGTAGTCATCTTGTTAAGTTCTTTATCCCAAGCTCTAAATTTTATTGGTCTCATTGATGTGCGGTTAATGGTTCAACTTCGTCGAAGGTTAGAATGGCTCGCTGTTGAGTACCTTCTACTTTTGCGTAGATTGGAAAAGGCATTTCAAGGTCGATTTTTTCAATCGTGGCGGTCTTGCCGTGAAAGGTAGTTCCAAGCTGAGTGATTCTTACTTGGTCTCCTAATTTGAATTCCATGTGAGTGAGGTTTCCGAGCCGATAGGCTCTAACTTAATAATTGAAAAACGTTGGAAGCTACAGATGAGAAGAGTATGATTAAGGTAATGAAGATTAGGTTACTGCCTCAAGAGGCAGACTTGCCACCGGCGCCGGCCACTTCATTTAAAGCTTCAGCGATTGCTAGACACCCTTCACAGCCATCTTCAGCACTGAGAGTACAGTCATGAGATTCTGGCTTATCTATGCGAGGCCAAGCTTCTTTGATTAGCTTGTCATCCAGTTCTTTTCCATATTGATACTTGTTCATTTAGGTTGGATTTAATGTTTAGGTTAGCTGGTCTCTAGGCCCAGCAGGGGACAATTCAAAGTTCCTGTCGAAATCTGTCATGGCTAGTGCCAAGGTGTCCCCGAACCCCGCGGTTCCTTCCATTAGATTATCCCCCATCAGTACGCAGAACTGATTTCCGTCTCGGCTGATTTTCAAACTCTGTTGATACAGCACCGAGGGTTTCAGTAGTTCGCCCCTAATGATTTCTAAGTGTCTTGAGTATTCGATTGAGTTATCCATGATTTTATTGTATTCCCGAACCGCTAGGTTCGTAACTTAATTCATATGAGGACTAACACCCGGAGGAATGTTTGAGAAGTTCTTAAGGGCTTCTGACTTGGGGAACTGAAGCAAGGTTTCAGGCTCGTTGACAGGAACTACTTGGATATTGTTGTCTAGAGTATAGAGAGTTTCATCGCCGGGTTTTTTGATGATTAGCCTCCCGCAATCCTCGCAATTATGAACTGTATTTTTCGCCTGATTTACGTACTGAAATACTAGATTCGTATGGGCACACTTTGATGATTGATTCATATAGGTTGAATGACGATAGCCAGGGCAAGCACAACGGCCAGCACCACGGCTAAGGTAGTTAATTCTGCTATGAAGGTTATCGACCGAGCGGGGCGCTCTAACCTAAATCCCTTATTGGTAATTATCCCGTTAACGTAAACTTGATTAGGTCTCATGGCTTAGTAGTTTAATGATTAGTTCGTCGATGCTCTTCAGCTTTAGTTTGTCCCGCAGTTTTCTTAACTTAGCGTAGGTCTCCCGCTTGATGCGGAATGATGTGTATAGCATTTAGGTTAGGTTAAGGCTTGATATAGGAAATACACTTGTTTGTTTTTGGCCTTTAAGATGACTGTCTTACATTTTGTGATAGCCTTCTGGTCTGCTTCTGCCATGCGCTTATAACGATACTCGTTCCAAAGTTGGTACGGTTCGTTGTCCACTTCCACAACCAGAGGCGATATAACTCTGATTTCCATACATTTGATTTATTTCCGCTCGAATGAGCTTTAAGGTTTGTAACTTAAGTATAGCGCGTGTACATGCACCGTCAAGAGATATGCAGTGGATAAGTGATATATCCCGCTTATACAAGCCAGAAGAAATTGCTTTTCAATAATGTGCGACGCGAGCGATAGCGAGCTAACCTAATGAAGAAATCCCAAACCCAAGAACTATTAGAAGACATAATGTTACAGAACAAATGTTCTATAGCTCAGGCATGGGAGATTTACAGAAAGAGATATGAAGACACCGAGGCAGACCCAAGAGTCATTAATCGATTAGCACATGAAGCCCAGGTTCGGTGAGCAATTCAGGATTAAATGGATAGATGCTTTTGGGGATAGTAACTGGACTAGCGATGAAGACCTTACCAAGCTCATAAGAGACTTCACCAAGCCGGCAGACCAGACCCTTTACTTCATTAAGCCGACAGACGAGTTTTATATATTCACAAGCGGTAAGCCCGAACAAGGCAAGCCATATATCGATATTCATGGAATCCCTAAAGGCTGGGTTCACACCATGACCCGTAAGCCCTAACCATGTAAGTGCCGGAAGAGCGCGAGCACACCCCAGACAAAGAACGAAATCAGCGCGAGCATCACTACCAGCTCCTTAACCTCGACAAGAAGCTCTCGAAGCAATATGGCGCTCACCTTTAGTTCTACTAGATATTGCTGGACACGGAAGAGGGGCTTAACCGGAGGCGGCGGAGATACCTTTTGAAGAAGGCGACGTTCAGACATAGGCAATACTCCTTAAAAGCTTTTTTTGTCTGAACTGGGTTGTAGGGTAATCCTAAGTCAAGCGAATTGTCTATAGAATAATTTGGGTACACTATATCGTAGGACCTCAATCAGACTTATCGAACATATTGGGTGAAACATACGGCAAACGCAGTTTTGGACACTAGTCGGACTCCAGTTTGTTATCAAGACAAATATTATGAGCCAACGACAAGACAAGAAACTCCGACAGCTTTACAAGAGAGACTTAGGCCACAAGGCCGAGGAACAGCGGAAGATGGTTGACGAGAAATTACAGACTTACCTAGAAAACCTAGGACAGATAATGAAGCCCGCACCTAAGCTAATACCAACCTTTATCTGGGTAAGCTTACAGAAGTTATTTTTGAATATTTGATTTAGATAAGCGAAGAATTTTAGGTAAACACAATGACCGAAACAGTAGACATCAGAGCCAAGACTAGAAGGGTTAAAGACCATATCTTAACCCGGTATTTAGCGTTGGCAGATAAGGTTGATACGGATAAGCCCTTACTGGGTTCCGAGAAAGAGCTGTACAACGAACTAACGACGACCTTCGCCCGCAACATAGTCCCTCGCAGTCAAGAACATGGAGGCGACCCAGATAATTTAACTCCCATCCCCATCTATGGAAGCATTAGCGTTCAAGGACACAACAGCAACCAAAAAGGTATTCAGCCTCACACAGAGAATACGGGCAGTTAGTGGGGGGACATCAGCCAGCAAGACAATCTCGATATTGGTTTGGTGCATTGACTATGCGCAGACCGTCAAGAATGAACTTGTTAGTGTTGTTTCTGAGAGTTATCCGCACCTTGAAAAAGGCGCGATGCTGGACTTTGAAAACATAATGAAAGCTCAGGGCTACTGGGATGACAGTCGCTGGCACGCCACCAAACACACCTATACTTTTGAAACTGGCACCAAGATTGAGTTCTTCAGCCCAGACACCTACGGCAAAGCACACGGCCCCCGCAGAGATGTTCTCTTCATAAACGAAGCCAATAACCTAGCCTACAAGATTGTTGACCAGCTCATTACTCGTACCCGCAAGATTGTCTGGATGGACTGGAATCCGGTCAGTGAGTTTTGGTTCTACACCGAGATGCAACCGAATCGTAGTGATATAGATTTCATTACTCTCACCTATCTCGACAATGAAGCCATTGATGACATTACTAAAGCGGAAATCGAAGCGCACAGAGGTAATAAGGTTTGGTGGCAAGTTTATGGATTAGGCCAGTTGGGAGAAATAGAAACCCGAATCTATACCGGCTGGAGAATCATCGACACCGTACCCGTTGAAGCTAGGTTAGAGAGGTATGGATTAGACTTTGGATACACCAACGACCCAACAGCGATAGTCGCCATTTACTACCTGAACGGTGAATTTATTTGGGACGAGATAGCCTACCAAAAAGGTCTATCAAACAAGATGATTGCCGACCTCCTGTTACAGCAGCCCAAGGCAAGAGTAATAGCCGACAGCGCAGAGCCTAAATCAATCGCTGAACTCAAAAGCTATAAACTTTCAGTCGCACCAGCGCACAAAGGCCCCGGCTCAGTCCTCCAGGGAATTCAGAACGTTCAGTCACAATGGATTTCAGTTACCAAGCGCTCAATTAACATAATCAAAGAGTACAGAAACTACGTTTGGATAACAGACAAAGACGGACGAATCCTCAACGAGCCAGTAAACATTTATAACCACGCGATGGACGCCGGCAGATACGCGATGGAAGACCTCAGGCCTCGTAAGTCTCAACTGATTGCGGCGCCAGCAGTAAGCGGAGTCCAACCTTATTATCCAGAACTAGGAATATGAATATACTCAAACGAATTTGGATTTTCCTGAATAAGAACATTGATGTCCCAGTGTTTACGTGTAAGCACTGCGGATTCAATACACACGATGTTAGAACCGTTAGAGATTTGGTGTCGATTGACCGCAATCAATGTCCGGGTTGTAAACGCACTCTCAACGAAATCACATAAATGCAAACAGTCAATTACGAATCCCTCAAGACCCAGCTAGACCTAAACGAACAGGCCGACTTTAAGTATCAACAGCGAAGACACGAACAGTGGACCGAGAATTATCAGCTCTATCGCGATAAGGTAGTTGTTAACCGTCTAACACAGAGGCAGTCGATAAATGTTCCCCTGATAAAAGGAATCATCAAGACTGTCTTAGCTAACACCGACGAGTTCCCAGATATTCAGTTTGAAGAACTAGACAACGATAAGGACAAGGAGATTATCTTCAATGAACTGTGGAAAGATTTTGTTATCCAGGACAAGTTGGAAGTCAAAGACATCGTTGATAAGAAGCAGGACTTTCTATATGGCAAGAGTTGGACGAAATTTAACCTAGTCAAAGGGAGGATAACGACCGAGATTAAAGAACCTTTTGACATCTTAGTTGACCGCTATGCCGACCCTTCAGACCTTGAAACAGCCGACCATCTTTCAGAACACGGAATATTCAGGACGATAGACCAGCTTAGAGCTAATCCTACTTATGACCAGAACGCCGTGAGGCGAATAGGATTCTTCTACGGTAGCCATCAAGGACTGGTAAAGGCCGAGGAAGTTACTCGCATCATGCAAGCCAAAGCCGAGCGCATGAACTTAATGGGGGTACCGGATGTTTACTCGCCTCAGTTAGGCCAGACTGTAGTTGAACTGAAACTCCACTTGCAGAAAGTATGGGACGAGAAGGACCAAGATAGCCATTGGCACGTTATTGTCTTGTGCAATGCCGGACTTGAGAATGAAATCCTTTCCGCTAAGCCCTTGATGTCCACCGTAAATATTGATTTCTTACCTTACGTTACTTGGTCTGATGACCCAGAAAGATTAGACCACTACCCGGATGGAATCGCAGATGTCGCGCGCACCTCAAACAAGCTACTGAATGCGATGATTTCAGCAGTAGCCGAGAACCGAATCCTTCGTAACTTCGGCATGAACTACTACAACTCAAGCCTTGAAGGTTTTGTCCCGCAGACGTATCAACCTACTCCGTTCGGTTGGTATGGAATCCCTGTCCCCGCTGACCAAAAGCTACAAGACGTATTTCAGCCGGTTGAGGTTCCTGATATGAGTGAGTCTTTGGCTGAAATGGATTATGTAAAGAAGCTGGTAGAGTCCGCAGTGGCCGCAAGCTCCACTGTTCAAGGGCAAACCGAAGAACAGAAGATAACCCTTGGTGAAGTTGAACTTGCCATGCAAGCCGCCAAGGAGCGCATAACTTCAATCTCTAAGTTTTACATGCTTGCCCAGAAAGAAAAGGGTGATAAGTGGGCAAGGATAATGAACGCCAACGCAGACAAACTTGACGTTATTAAGCTATACAAAAAGTCTCATAAAGGAAATTACTTCTCTAAGACCGCTACTAGTAAGGATTGGAAATCAGATAAGGGTTATGACTGTAAACCAGTCTCAACAGCAGAGCGCCAGCAACAGAACATCCAAGGATTACAGAAGCTCCAAGCAGTTAAGCAGTTCTTTCCCAACAACCCGGTTCTCGACAAGATTGTCGGAAAGAAAATGCTTGAATTCGCAGACGTTAATCCAGATGAAACGAATCAAGTCCTAGACGCCCAGGAACAGATGATGAAGGCTCCGCAGGTAGGCCCGCCTAACGCACCACAAGCCTCACCACAGCCCGCAAATCCCCAACCCTTAACACCTCCACAAAATGCTCTCGCAACTGCTTGATAAGTTCGGTGTTAAATACGAAGACCTCACTACCGCTGAGAAAGACACTCTTCAGGAATGGACTAAGGCGTTAGCGAGTAAAGAACTGACGCTTGTAGATGTCAAAGACCACATCAGAAGTTTGATTGAAGCGGTTGAAAGGGAATTAGCGACTTACAACCTAAAGCGCGACCAAGACCTTTTCTTAAAAGCCCGCCTTAAAAACTATCTAATGATTTCTGATTTCCTTACTGGCCCAGATAAGGCCAAGAAGTACATCGAGCAATCACTTCAAAACATTAAACCTAATAATTAATCGAAAGGAATCAAATGTTATTTGACGAATCCCAAGAAGCCGTTGGAGCCTCAGAGGCCCCTATTGAAGCTCCGGCTCAGCCTGAAGCCCCGGTTGAACAGCCTGTAGCTTAATAATTAACTATCACACACACGATGAACGAATCAGCAAAAGAAGAACTCCAAAGGATTTTGGACTTAGGTCCCGATTCCATCAACGAGTCCGAACTGGCCTTCTTACAGGCCCGCAGAAGCTACCTCAGCGATGAGCAGCGCATTAACTTCGGCATTACCGACGAAGCGGTAAAGGAACAGTCCTCCGAAGACTCGGAAGCACCAGCCCGCCGAAGCCGTAAGGCCTCGTCAGATGAAGCGACTAAATAGCCACGGTTATCTGCTAAACAAGTGCCGGATGAAGTTGCTAATTGGCACATGGCTATTTAGAAACTGATACGCGAAGTAAAGGAAGATAATGAACAGTATCCATTTGAAAATATGATATTGCCATACTTCCAGTCTATCGACGCCTGCTTTGTTTGTTTGTTTCTCTACCGACTCCGGACGGAGCCTGTGATTATTAATTGCCATTTTATCCTTCCCACTTCTTAGCGCAGTCTGCAACGCCCCACCGCCTAGGCAGATGCTCTCGAAGTCATAACCAAATGGAAGAAGTCTGATGCTATGGCAACTATGTGCTCTTTTTATCATAAGCCCGAGCTTATGTCTAATAGTCCGAACGAAAAACACTCGTAATTTTGCCAAACCCTCCCAATAAGAGGACGGCACCAACAAATGTCAGAACCCCAAACTCCCCCAGTGGGAACGGAACAGGAACCGGTCACGCCTCAAATTGACCAGGAGTTAGAGACTCCCCAAGCTCCCCAGGTTGAGGAACCTACCGTAACCACGGAAGGTACGGAAGAAACTCCAGCAACACCTCAGCCCCCAGCTCCCGACTACAAGCAAAAGTTTGTAGAGTCAGGCAGAGAATCAATCCTCAATGCCGAACGGGTGAAAGTTGCAAACGACCGAATAGAACAATTAACAAATACAGATACTCCAACGGATGAAGCAATGCGCGTTCTCTATCCCGAATGGGATAACCTTGATGACTACAATAAGAAAGTCCTCATCAAGCAAGAAGCTACCGCAATGCAACAGCAAGCTATTCTCGCCAAGCAACAAGAAATTGATGCGAGGCAGAAGCTAGAAGACCAGCTCGACGATGTAATCGATAACTCTAAGTTCGCCTCCAAGCTGCAAGGCAAAGAAGCAGAGTTTAAGAGATTCGCCCGGAACCCAAAGAACCGAGGCATCGCCGCTGACACCCTAGCCTCAGCTTTCCTCTTCGACGCAGAAGAAGAGCCACAAGCTCCTAACCCAACTCCCATGACAGAAGCACTACCCGCCGGCTCAGGTGGACCACGCGAACCGTTGACTCAGAAGAAGATTCCGATTGAGGAAGCGCGTGCAATTCGCCAAACCAATTACAAAGAATGGAAACGGTTGCTCGACGCAGGAATGATTGAAGAAGACGTTTAGGAGTATCTAGAAACACACACCTTACATGTCCGCATATGGAACTAAGGTCGCGGAAGGGTTTTCTCAAAAACTGATTAAGAAAGTTTACGAGGCCGCCCCGATTGATGAAATCGTAAACCGCGACTACGAAGGTGAAATCAATGCCGTTGGTTCTGTCCTGAATATCCTTGCCTTAAACAAGATTTCAGAAAAGACCTACTCCGGCACCAACCTCACCGCCGATGACCTTACGGAAGTCAATACCGTATTCCGCATCGCCCAACAGAAAGCCTTCTACTGGAAGGAAAAAACTATTGACCGCTGGGTTTCTTACATCAAGAACCCGCGTGGCACCGTCTTAGAACAGACCGCCCAGGAACGCAGAAAAAACATCATGACCTTTATCTTAGGATTCTGGTCCGATGTTTCTTCTGGTAACTGGTACGGCACCTCATACACGACCGGCACCGTTACCGTTGACGTAACCACTGGCGCTGTCACTGGCTCTGGTACTACTTTCGTCGCCGGCATGGTTGGCAAGCCTTTCAAGGCTACTGGTCACACCGCTTGGTATCGCGTAAAGACTTTCACTTCAACCACGGCTCTCGTGATTGAAGACGACTCCGACGATTTAACCTCTGCTTATACAGGTGGAGCTATCGGCGCTGGCGCAGCTTACGAAATCCAGGCCAACACCGTAAAGACTATCGATAACGGAGGCTCGAACCCGACCTTCTTAACTTTGGTCCTTACATTGAAGCAGTTGCTTGATGAAGCTGAAGTACCCGATGAAAATCGTTTCATCGTTCTTCCCCCGGCTGCCTTCACCACACTAGCTAAAGACACCAGCGTCAAGTTGGCTGTTGAATCAGCCTATGAGTCGTTGATTGTTAAAGGCTACATGGGAACTATTGAAGGCTTTAAAGTCATCAAGAGCAACCGCGTCGCCGGAGACAACACGAACGGTTTCCACATTCTCGCAGCTCACCCTTCATTCTTGACCTTTGCTGATAAAGCTTTGGAAGTTGGAATGGAAGAAGACCTGATTGGGAACTTCGGAACCGCTTACAAAGACTTGTTCGTCTATGACGCCAAGGTAGCAGATGACCGCCGACACTTCGGCGCTCACGCTTTCGTGAAGTTCGCCTAAACACCTCTGGCTCCCTTCGGGGAGCCGGGGGTTTCCCCATTAAATTCTCAATAAATGTCTCGTACTAAATCAATTAAATTCCCGAACAGCATGACGGAGTTTTCAGACTTGTTCGAC